TGGGTTTGAAAGTACAATGTACACTAAGTACTCTATAACATCATCTAATTCAACATTCTTTGAATCTCAAGTTGATGTAGCAGATATATACGATAGAAGTAATAGAAACTACTTAGTAAGACATACTCCAACTTATATTAAACAAGATGAGGAAAGTGCAGAGTATCTTTTATTTTTAGAAATGATAGGTCAGCATTTTGATATTATATGGGCCTATATAAATGGTATAAGTAGATTAAGAAGAGTAACCAATAAATCAACCGAAGGAATTTCCGACAAGTTGGTTCACACTTTATTAGAATCATTTGGATGGGACCCGAAACAACCATTTAGTGGGCAACAATTATGGAAGCATGCGTTTGGATTAAATGCAGATGGAACTACTACTCAGAACAAAAATATATTAGGTAATAATGTAGTATCATCATACACTCCTGAGACAGCTAGAAATGAAGTTTGGAGAAGAATACTTAATAATCTTCCATATCTTTTAAAACATAAAGGTACTAGAAAAGCTATTAATGCAATTATAGCTTGTTATGGAGTACCTTCTTCTTTATTAACAATAGTTGAATTTGGTGGGCCTGGTAATATAGATGCTGCACCAACTAAATATACTTACGAAGATAGAACTGCGGCTATTAACATTGCTAGAGATGAATATCTTACCGTTGATTGGAAAGAGGGTACATCATTCAATGACCCTGATTCAGTTGAACTTAGATTTAGAACATCTGTATTACCATTCGTATCACAATCTACTACACTTTATCATACACAAAGTTTGATGAACATTGGAGGAGCGGGTAGTGGTATATGGGGTGTTAAATTAATCCCATCTGGCTCTACGATATATGGTGATATAGTATTCCAAATGAGTGCTAGTAGTAATGTTTATATCGGTCCTGGTTTAGTAAATTCAGGTTCAGAATTGGTATCAATGAGTATTCAGAATGTTCCTATATTCGATAATACATTTAGGCATTTTACTATTCAAAGAGAAGTTATCAGTAAAAATGAATACGTTGGTAATACCTTAACGAGAAGTTTGGATTATGAACAATATACAATGTATTATAAGCAAGCTAATGGTGATAGGATATCATTGAGTGAATCTGATACATTAGATTTGTTAATAACATCCGGTTCGGGTTCATTGGTATCAGGTTCAAAATATTATAATGGTATATCATGGTTAAGTGGTAGTACTATTAATTTTGGTGGACAGAATGCAGGTGGTATTAGTGGTTCAATGGATGAGGTTAGAATTTGGGGAGGAGCATTGAGTGAATCTATTGTAACATCTCATACATTAAATCCTGATACCATAATGGGTAACACTGTATATTCATCTACTTCAGACCTTTTCTTCCGTTTAGATTTTGAATATCCTAAAAATAGACAAACTGGAAGTGGTGATAGATTTATAAAGAATGTAGCACCATTTGTAACATATACATCTTCATTAGATGGTAACAATAAGGAAATTGTAGTTAGTGGTTATAGTGGTTATGCAACCGCTAGTATTTTCTCATCTGCTAGTTCGTATCCGTATCATTATGAAGTTTATGAAAGATTTGTAACAGCAGAAGTTCCTTCTATTGGATTTGTAGGAAAAGATAAAGTTCGTTTGGAAGATATAACTCTAGATGGTCAGTTATCATATAAGGCTAGAGCAACTAAAAAATCATTTGATAGAGCACCAATGGATTCTAACAGATTGGGATTATTTTTCTCACCTGTTAAAGAAATTAACTTAGATATGTTACGCTCATTGGGTAATATTAATATAGGTGATTACATCGGAGATTGGGATGATGAATATGGAACGGATACATATAAAGATTTAGATGAACTTAGAAATTATTATTTTGAAAGAACTCAATTAAATTTCGATGAATATATTAAATTAATAAAATCCATAGATAAATCATTATTTGATATGTTAGACCAGGTTATTCCTGCTAGAGCAAACGTATCAAAGGGATTATTAATCGAACCATCTTTATTAGAAAGAAGTAAAATAAAAATTACTAGACCTGTTGCAGAAAGTATATATCACACAGGTTCAATTGATACGAGAGAATTCTCTGAAATAAATTTAACGATTCCATATTATAGCACTTCATTGGATATAGTAAGTGATATTACTATAGAATCTACCATTCCTACATATAGTGGTAGTTACGATGTTGGTGAAATGATGGATATTTTAATGGAGTATTCTACTTATGAAACTACATATTCTGCTAATGATAATATAATAATAAGTTCTAGTATAACATCTAATGTAAATAATGAGGGTACTATAGTAATAGAAATAGATTGTGGATTAAAAGAGCCTACAATTTTAGGAGAAGTGGATTTAGAAGATGCATATCAACAAGTAGGTAATGACCCAGATTCTCCATTTAATAAAGGGTTTGGTATAGTAGGATTTAATGGAGCAGTAGATAGAACATATTATACAGAAAATGGTACTTTAGTATTAACTGAAAGACAAAATGCATATATAATAGAGGTTAAATATACTAGAAATATACCGAAGAGAGTTCCACAAGGAGGGTTGTCTGGTTCATTATTCAGAAATACAAAATTATCTGCAACCGATAAAGTAGTTTTAGAAAAAGTTAATCGATATGAGAGAAAATTAATATTAATTGACCAGATGGATTATTCATTGATACCTTCTGCTTATAGAAGCCCTCTTCAGCATTCATTCTATACTGATATTGTGGCTAATTTAGGAACGTATCCATATAAAAATGGTGTGATAACTAAAATAGAACCATTTGATGGATATACATCAGGACATTATAGAAACACAAAGGATACAGGAAGAGGAATGGAAAATAGTTTTTTTAATGGAGCTAAACAGACATCTCTTACAACATTAGATGGTACTCCTGCGGTAGAAACATTTACAACTAACCCTAACAGATTGAAGGTTGGACCTGCAGGAAGAGGTAGTGGTGAACCAATATTAGAGGTTGATTAAAAGTTTTTGTATAAAACGAATAAGTTATATATTTATATTAGAAATAACAAAAAGAACACAATATGGCATATTTAGATAACTCGGAAATTATTGTAGATGCTATTCTAACTAAAAAAGGTAGAGAAAAGTTGGCAGCTGGACAAGCTTTGAACATTACTCAATTCGCTTTAGGGGATGATGAAATTGATTATCAATTATTTGATGCAGCACACCCAAAAGGTTCTGCTTATTATGATGCGGCAATCAAAGCTATTCCTGTTTTAGAAGCATCTCCAGATGAAACACAAGTTTTGAAATACAAACTAGTAACTCTTCCAAAAAACACAACTAAGATACCTCAAGTATCAATCGGTGTAACATCGATTACTACAAACCAAACAAGAGGTAAGGTTACCATTTCACCAACAACTTCACCAGCGGGTAACACTACAAGTGGTTATACTGCGGTATTAGCTGATAAGACAGCAGGTACATTGGTAGGTATGGGTGTAGCAGCAACAGGACAAATTTCGGTTAGTGACCAAGTTACCGCAACAGCAGATGTTAAGAAGGGAACTTCATTTGAATTTATACCAAATCCAAATTTAACAGCAGCAGTAGTAACAACATTGACAGTTTATGGAAACGAAACCGGTGGTTCGATTTCTATACCTGTGACAGTAAACTATGTAGCATAAAATAATTAATATAACATGGCACAAATTACAGGAACACAAGGAGCAGACTTAACCCAGAAACTTTCCCAATATTTAGTAGATAATGCAGGGGTAATAGATTCTACTGCACTTGCTAATCTAATGAACCAATACTTACCTCCAAATGAAAAAGTTGGATTGGCAAGTGGAGGTGTACTATCTAATGGTATTTACAAAAAATTCGGAGAATTTGATGTTATTGCAAATAAAATAGAGGTGGTGACAGAAGGATTATGGAGTAACGGAAGCGGAAGTTTAGGTTCTGCTATAGCAACGGGCTCTACATCAACTATTGCAGGACATAGTGGTTCAGCAGCATCTAAATATTATTTAAATGTATTCCTAACTGGTTCAAACACCGGTTCTACTGCACCAATAGAATTTGCATTAGCATATGGACACAAATACGGAAGTGGCTCGGTTCAATTAACAACTTCAGATGAAGCGTTACTACCAACAAAGGCAATTTATTCACAATATAGAATTCTTCTAAATGATAACTTTGAAGGAGAAGCTGATGAATTTTTCACATTCTATTCTTCATCAACTGAAAATGGATACCAATCAAATGAAATCTATGTTATTAACTTAGCTAGAGCAAGATACAGACAACAGGCAGATGCGGGTAATATCAAAATCACTTTAAGTGGTTCTAATGGAAGTACATTTACTTTTATCGATGATAGTGGTAAGAAGTTCTCTGATAAAGCAGGAAAAGCTGGAACTGTATTTAATATAGTATCTGGTTCTAACAATTTAGGAACTGAATTAGCAGCAACGATTCATTCGTATGTAGCTTCTAACCAACAAGGATTTGGTAAATTTTATCCACACTTAGGTATAATTTTATTAAATCCAGCCGCTATAGCAACTGTAGTAGGTTCAGAACTTACACCTAGTGCTACACAGACACCTTCAGCTGAAACTTATAATCACAGAAGATTATTTAACGCAATCAAAGGTGGCGGTGATTTTGAAATGAGAAGAACTGAAAACGTATCAACTCAACACTTCTTTGTAAGAGCAACAAACAGAGAGTTTAACTTCTCTAATAATCCTACATTCGTAAGTGGTTCAGATGGTACTTTAAGAGAACCTTCATTCGAAACAGACCCTAAAACATACATTACAGCGGTTGGTTTATACAACGATGCTAACGAATTATTGGCAGTGGCTAAAACCTCTCAACCAATAGTAAAATCCTTCGATAAGGAGGTGTTAGTTAAGGTAAAACTTGATTTTTAAACTTTATTTTTAAACTTCATTTTTAAACTTTGTTTTTAAACTTAATTTTTAAACCTTAATTTTAATAGAACCCGCTTCGGCGGGTTTTTTTAATTGTGATATTTATTAGTGTATGTTTAAGTCAATTTCTAAATCGGATATTACGATAAGACCATTTAAGGTCTATAAAAACTGGTCTTTTAATGAGGATACTATAAATCTTCACGCTATTCAGCATAGAGAGGGGGCGTTTGAAGATTATGAGGGATTTAAGCTATATGGTTCTGGTAGTAATTATAACTTCCCATATGAATATAGTGAATATGCTACTGATAGGAGTATTAGAGCAATGTTTTATAACAATTCAGCTAAATTAGTAGCGGTTGTAACCAATTGGAACAATGAACGATATAAATCTAAAAAACAAAGGTATTTTGTAGTATCTAATATAAATGATATGACGAATGCGGATGTAACATATGAATATTATTATGATTCTGCAACTGATAGTTACATAGATGAATTTCAGGAATATTTAGATTCAAACAATTATATCGTTAATGATAAGGGACAGATATTATCAGGAAACTATACAGATATAAGTAAGATGTATGGTAGTATGAACAGTTTAGGTTCTGTTCAGGAAAGACAAATCGGAGATAGATTTTTTCTATGGAACATACCTCAAAAATTTGTAGGTGAGCAAATTAAACCAGGCTCATTCAGAGTTGTTGATTATGGTAGAACGAGAAATTCAAAAGGTAAAAAAGGTGAATTTGTAACTATTGTAGATGATGGTAAATCTAACCTAATTGATAATGATAGAGATTTTCTAGGAATAATAGAAATGGATTTTAGTGGGAGTAATAATACAGGTAGTATGATTATTCGAACTACCGAAGGTTTGGATTATAATTTTAATTTATATGAAGGAGACTTTGGGGATGATATTGTAAATAATGATGAAGTATTGACATATCAGTATGCAAATGATAGACCATACGAAATAGATTCCAGAGATATAGATGAGGTTGATATTGCGTTTGGATTTATGTATGCGGATGAGGAGTGGGATTTACCATATCCTATACAGAATCCTAAAAAATCTTTAGGTAATATATTCTATGCTAATGGTATAGCTACTATAACATGGCAAACCGGATTTAGTAATAGTAACGGGGTAATTGTGGAAGGTAGTAATTACAATTTTGGAGCAAGTGGATACCAAATGGATTTTAAATCAACTAAAACTATTTTTGAAAACGAAGTTTTTTTAGAAGTTAAACCAATGGAATTTAACATATCAACTAATCCATCAGCTACTACATTTTATAGTGGAGCAGCTTATATTAATAAATACATTGAAGTGAAACCACCGGCATTAGGAGATAGTGGTTCGTTCTTTGATTTAGATTTTCGTATTAAATCGGAAAGAGTATTTAATTATACCTCATCGTGGGGAGCACCTGGAACTCCAGTTACTCGTTCAATAGGATTTGATGAATACGAATTTAGTTCTTCTCTAGACCCAACAGGTTCGTATCTGGCACCATATATTACAACAGTTGGATTGTACGATGATGAGTATAATTTAGTTGCAGTTGCTAAAATACCAGCAAAACCGAAATCTACACCAGATATGCCGGTTAATATTGTTGTTCGTTTTGATACTTAATCGTTATGAAACTAATATTTATAATAAATAAAACAAATGGCTAAATCAATAATTGATACTTACAACACATCCAAAATTAAGGAAAAGGGAGCTAGTGCTCAAAAAGTAGATTTTATAAAAAGTAAAGTTGGCGGTGAAATTGCCGTTAACGGATTCACTCCTAAAGCATTGGGTGGAGTAACGGATTATAATCTAAAGGATAATGTATTGAACGCAGCTAGAAAGGGTAATGTTAATAACTCACCTTATTCAGCTGGAGTTACTAAATAAATTTTTATCTAAAAGGTTACATATGTGGAAATATAATAATGAGGAAATCTCAGACATAAGTGAGATTCCATATGGAGCTTTTGGCTTTGTGTATGAGGTATTACATAAACCATCTGGTAAAAAATATATCGGAAGAAAACAGCTCATATCAGTAA